GGATGGCAAAGCCCCTCTAATCGATAGGTTAGATGAGATCCTCCAACGGCCCAAGCCCTTACAGCACGACATTGAGCTATTCGGGCTCCAAAAGCTCTCTGGTCACCCACTAGTTGACCCCTCAGACGGAGGTGAGAAAATGAGAGAGACATCCCGGTCAAGGATCAGGTATCGTCCATTCCACATTCGTAGACTGAGGAACAACTTCTGCAGGATGTACCTAGAGGGATTCACACGGAAAGAGTCCAGGTGGCCTCCACTCGTTTACGACCAGGAAGGGGAACACACCAGGCTCTATGAACTCATGGTACGGAATGAGCTGAAGATCACACCCAACAGCTATGATTTTATGGACTGGGACCACTTCAGATTCAAATCTCACCATGAGTTTGATTACTTCCCCAATTTCACAGATCTGATGGATGATAGGGCAATCTCTTACTACCGGACTGAGTTCATGGCCCAGTGGGACAGGTCTATCACACCAAGCAGTCATAAGAGGCTTCTTCTGGAAATGTTGAGGAAACCAGATATAACCATCCGAGACATTGTGGATCGTGTGAGGAAAGGGGATATACCTTTTTCTTGGACCATTGTGTCATTGTACCCAAAGGAAAGGGAGTTCAAAGATCCCCCTAGGATGTTCGGGATGATGGTTTTTGAGATGAGGGCGTTCTTCACCTGTACAGAGGCCAATCTTGCGCAGTCTGTCTTCCCGTATCTACCCCCCCAAACAATGACTCTATCAAAAATCGAAATACAGGAGATGTTCCAAGAGGTAACGAAGAACTCGGGCACCTCGGACTTCATCAGGTTGTATGGGGAATTTGACCTCTCTGGGTGGAATGGTCACTTCCATGATGAAGTAGTTGATCCTATCGGGAGGGATATCGAGGATATGTTTGGCCTTCCAGGTGCGTTTACAGTAATCCATCATTTCTTCAAGAGGAGTATTATGTCAGTTCGAGTCAGTGACTGTCCTCCAACCCACGGATACCTTGCAATGACCCCAGGAGCATTCACAAGACAACATGAGGACAAAGTTCTTTGGCCTGAGCATGATGCTGGGATCGAGGGGCTGGCCCAAAAGGTCTGGTCATGTCCGACTTACTCCATGTTTGACTTAGCCCTTCAACGTTTTGGGATCAAGTACTATACAATTGGGCAAGCCGATAACCAGATTTTTATAGCTGATATCCCCAAGCAGAGAGCCGATGGGTACGCTGGAGGCCTCAAGGAGATGTCATCTCATATTGCAAAGGCCGCTGATCAGGAATGCCGCTGGGTAGGACATGAATTGAACCTTGATGAGTGTCTCCACTCTTCAGGGGTAGTATCCTACAGCAAAGATTTATGGATCAATGGCGTTGAGCACTACACCTCTGTGAAAGCCCTGTCTAGAGTGTTCCCACATAGTGCCTCTGACCTACCCTCGATCACCAACTCTATCTCATCGGTTGCAGGACAGGTGCTGGCGGCGGTAGAGAAGAACAAGGATCCGCTCACCTGCTTCTCTATCGGGTTATTC